ACAGAAAATACAACTGGTCATGATCAGGCAAAAACAGCAGATGCTATTTATGATATGTATCGTGGCTCAGTAGTTTCACGTTTTCCAGATTATGGCAAGGTTATTTTGCTTTCATTTCCACGATTTAAAAATGATCCAATACAAAAATTTTATGATTCTGTTATAGCAGAAAAAGAAACTATAGTTAAAACCAAAACATTGAAGATGGATGAAGACTTGCCCGATGGTACGGAAGGAAATGAGATATCTGTAGAGTGGGAAGAAGATCATATTCTTTCCTATAACATTCCCAAAGTATATGCAATTAAAAGACCTACATGGGATATCAATCCAACTAAAAAGATAGAAGATTTTAAGGTAGAGTTTTACAAGAATATGCCTGACGCCCTTAGTCGTTTTGCTTGCATGCCACCAGAAGCCGTAGATGCATTTTTTAAGTCTAGAGAAAAAATAGAAAAAGCATTCGGCAATATGGCGCTTGCTGTAGATTCATTTGGAAGGTTAGAGCCTTGGTTTGCACCAGATCCAGATAAAGAATATTTTCTGCATGTTGATCTAGCTCAAAAGCATGACCATTGTGCAGTAGCAATGTCTCATGTTCAAAAATGGGTTAATGTAAAGGTAACCGATAGCTATTCTCAGCCAGCTCCTATAGTTGAGGTAGATGCTGTAAGATATTGGACTCCGACGGCGGACAAGTCTGTAGACTTTACAGAAGTTAAAGATTATATTTTATCCTTAAGGACGGCAGGATTTAATATAAGGATATGCACTTTTGACAGATGGAATTCCCATGACATGATGCAGCAATTAAAACAATACGGAATAAATACAGAAACTTTGTCGGTGGCTAAAAAGCATTATGATGATATGGCTATGGTTGTGGCAGAAGAAAGACTTTCTGGACCACATATAAAGCTATTGATAGATGAATTATTGCAATTAAAAATTATGAAAGACAGGGTTGATCACCCAAGAAAAGGGTCTAAAGACTTGGCGGACGCAGTATGTGGCTCTATTTATAATGCTATAAGTAGAAGCAAATTTAATACATTACAAGAAGTTCAAGTTCACACTTATGATTCTATGATTTATGATAGAGATTTTAAATCAGAAGATGATGGTAAAATGAATTTAATTAAAGCTCCCAAAATGCCTAGAGAATTGGCGGATATAGTAGACGGAATGGAAATAGTATGAGTACATATCAAGAAAAAGCTAAAGAATGTAAATGCTGTGGAAAACATGTACCACTTCCAACAGTATTAAAAGAATATCATGGAATACAGTTATGTCCTACCACATTTGCCAATGTAATAGAATATAAAAGAATATGGAAATCGGCTGGATCTAGGCCATCAGGAAGTATTAGAAAACATTTTTCTGAATATGTTCAGCAAATAGTAGAAAATACTATTGACAAAAATGAGGATGGAACACTACAATAACAACTAAGCAGCAATAGCTTAGTTGGTTAAAGCCCCCGACTCATAATCGGGTAATCGTAGGTTCAAGTCCTACTTGCTGCACAAAAAGGAGTATAATAGACATATGGAAGAAGAGGAATATCACGACATGGAACTAGAGCGTTACCTAGAAATGGGCGTTATAACAATCGAAGGCATGGATGAAAGCGGAGAAATTATCTTTGCAATTAATGAGTCAGCAAAAGATCTAGCTCCAGAATTATGGGAATCTCATATGAGATATGTTGATGAATCTCTTTTAAAACTGTATGAGTCTGGATACATGCAGGTTGAATACGATGAAAATTTAGAGGCCACTCTACACATTAGTCCAGAGGGTGCAGAGTTGGCTAAAGAAATGGGCCTCATGCAAATAAATTTTGATGAGCCACCAAACAATTAGGAGGATATATGCCTTGGAAAATTAAACAGGGAGTAGCTGGCTGCAAAGGATTTGCAGTTGTAAAAGAGGGTGGGGAATTGGTAGGATGTCATCCTAGCCAGTCTCGTGCTGCCGCACACATGAGGGCACTCTATGCGTCTGAATCAGATACAAAAAAGATGAAAGACAAAAAGAAGAAGATTTACTAGTAAATAATTTTTTGCTATAATATATACGGGTCGCCATACGGGGCCCGTATATTAATTTACTCGCTTAAAAGGAGAATAAAATGGTACACACATTTGCAATGGATCTTTTTAAGGATCCATTTTTTATTGGCTTTAACCGTGAGTTAGAGCGTTTTAACAATGTTCATCGTGAGGCTACAACTCAATCGTATCCTCCATATAATATCGTAAAGCTAGACGAGGACTCTTATCGTGTTTCCTTGGCCGTTGCTGGATTTGATAAAAAGGACATTGAGGTTTCTGTAGATAATCAAACCTTGATTGTAAAGGGTGAAGTTACTACTGAAGAAACTGGAGAAGTGCTCCATAAGGGAATTGCTGCCCGTAAGTTCACACGCACATTTGCGCTTGGTGAATACATGGAAGTTATTGGGGCAGAATTTAAAAATGGCATGCTACATATTGATGTAGATCGTGTCATCCCAGAAGAGAAAAAGCCAAAGACAATCAAGATCAAGTAAGGTATAATAGTCTTGTCCATGTAGATGGACACGGGCTAATAGTTACGCCTTGGGATAGACCTGGGTAAGTCTTAAAACTGCCCACTTAACTTTAGGAGAATAGTGCCAACATACGATTACAGATGTGAGTTTTGCGAAAGAACTACAGAATCAAGTAGACCAATTGATGATCGTGACGCATATACCGAATGCATAGAATGTGGTAATGAGATGCATCGTGTCATAGTAAACAATGTTGGCGTACAGTTCAAAGGTTCTGGCTTTTATAAAACAGATAACCCAAAGTAATTTATAAATAATTCTTGGTATAATTAACTAGCAATTAAAAGTTAATTGTACTAGGAGTTCTAGTTGAGTAGAAAGTATAAACGTTTATTATCAAAAGGTTTTCTTTTATTATTATCATTCCTTTTGATGCTTCCTGCCGCCTCATTTGCAAACCAAGATAAGTTAAACCAAATACAATCACAGCTAGCTGGACTTGATCCAGTTACAGATGAAATAAAGTCTGCTATAGCCAATATTCAAGGGGCTATAAATAAATCTAATGAATTAAAGAATGACCTCAAGTCTGCAATAGAAAAAGAAAAGGTAAATAAAGGACTTGTAGAAGAATCTAAAACAAAACTTGATGAATCAAAGGCCAATCTTGAAAAATCTAATGCTGACCTAGAATTGGCTGTAAAAACTCTTGAAGAAGCATTAACAACCTACGAGGCCAAAGATAAGGAACTTAAAGAAAAGCTGGCTCAAATTGAGCAGATAAAGTCAGAGGCTGCTTCTGAAAAGGAAAAGCTGGTTGCTAAAAAAGCTGAGATATCCAATACGATAGAGCAAATTAATAATAAAAAGGCATTGATAGAAGCTAGCAAAAAGACAATATCTAGCCTTCAATCTTCTATATCTTCTTTAAATACATCAATAAATAGCCAAAACGCAGTGATATCTAACATAAATACTCAGATATTAAATTTAAATTCTACTATTATTACATTGGGTCAGGCTATAACTACTCAGCAATCTGTTGTTGCCACCGCTCAATCAGATCTTAATTCATCTGGATCGTCCCTTGCCTCCGCTACCAGTTCTGTTGTAGCTCAAGAAACGGTTGTGGCACAGGCTTTAATAGAAAAAAATAATGCACAGTCTAGTCTTAATACAGCCAATACTAACCTTCAGCAAGCACAATCAGCAATGCAAAGCAGCGGTACAAATCCAGGACTATATTATGAAGTATATACTGGAATTAGAGAATATTCATTTTTGTGGTTATCTAATCAAATGGTTGCAGATGAGTTTTTATGTAGTGGAGTTCTAGATTCAAATACAATGCAACCCCCAGTATGTGGTAATAGATATGAAAATTTTGTAGTAAAAATTACTGGAACAATTACAGTTCCATCAAATTGGACATCAACATATTTTGCAGGCTACACAGATGACGGATTTAGAATGTATGTAGACGGACAGCTTGCAATAAATAACTGGAGAGAACAGGGAAGCGCATGGAGCTCATACTCCCCAACATATGATGTTAGCCAAGATAAAACTTTGGATGTAGAAATTTGGTGGTATAACGGCGGAGGTCCAGGATATTTTCATCTTGGTTGGGCAATTCCTGGAGGATGGACTGGAGCTGGATGTGATTATACTGGAGGGTGGGGTGTAGGATTTAGCTGCAACCTTAACACATTTTCTTATGGATCTGGACCAACACAGCAACAAATTGATGCGTATAATGCAGCAGTCTCAGCACAATCTGCAGCACAAACGAACTACAATAATAAACTTGCTGCATATAATACGCAAGCATCTACGCTGCAAACATTAAATACTGCTAAAAGTGCTGCTCAATCTGATTATGACAATAAAAATACATCTTTAAACTCGGCTAACCAAGCATTGGCAAGTCTTGTTCAGCAAAAAAATACAGCGGAATCACAACTATCAACAGCATCATCTAATCTTCAAACAGAGCAAAATACATTAAATAAGCTTACTTCTGATTTAAATGGACTCAATGATAATCTATCCAAAGAACAACAGGCCCTTAATCAAAATGAAACAGATTTGGCTAACTTAGAATCAACTAAAACAAATCTTGAATCTGAAGAAACAAATATTAATACAACAATATCAAACAAGGAAGCAGAACTTGTAAATGAAGAACAAAATTCCCAAGCATTAAATTCAGAAAAAGAAAACTTATATCAAGACTATCAGGGCAAAGAATCTGCTAAAAAAGAATCTGAATCTAAATTAGAAGAATCGAAAACAAATCTGTCCAGCGCTGAAACTGACTACCAAAATAAAACTACAGAATTAGAGTCATCTACTAAAGCAATAGAAGATGTAAAAAATAATATATCACAAACTGAGTCTGAAATAAATGGTGCATCATCTAGCGTTGAATCTTTAATATCTAAAACAAAATCAGATCAAGAAAAAGCTAAGATAGAAGCAGCAAAAGAAGCTGCAAAAGAAGCTGTGCAGAGCGGTGGGGAGGCTACTCCAGAACAAAAAGCAATAATTGTTGAAAGTATTCTTGAGCAGTCAAAAGGTGAGGCAGTTGACGTGGCGGCAATAATAGAAGCTGGAATAGATTTAGAGGACTTGCCACCAGACACTCCAATCGAATTAGAAAATGGTGTAGTTTTAACAGCAGAAGTTGCTGATGCGTTAGAGGTATTTGAAGATGTAGGTGAATTATTTTCTGAAGCATTTTCCGATCCAGGAAAAGTTTTAAAGGCATTTGCCAATGTTGGAGCAGACATGTCTCCAGAGGTTAGGGAAAAGGCGGAAGATATCGTAGTCGTAACAGTCATTGTTGGTCAAATGATTGTGGCAGGCTCAATAATGAGGAGGTAAAAATGAAGTGGATTAAAGATAGGATTATTGCCATATTAAATGAGAATTTTACATTTCTCGGATTTTTCGTGGCATGGGTAGTCCTAGAGGGTAGCGCAAAAACAGTAGTAGGCTATTTAACCCTTATTTCTGTGGCTATTTGGTTCCTTAGTATAGGAATTAGGGCTAAAGCTGAAAAAGAGGAATAGGGTATAATAGTCCTATAATGAAAAATAAATTCATTGTCCCAGCAATAGCCATTATATTTGCATTATCTGGATGTGGATATGACGGCACATATCGTTATGCATGTCAGGACCCAGCAAATTTTGATGCACCAGAATGCAATCCGCCCTTGTGTAAAGTCACGGGAACATGTACAATAGACATATTGGGATTTGATCCTAAAACTGGAGAAATAGTTCAAGAAGAAAGCGTACAAAATGTCGAAGAATAGATTAACACCAACAGATCTAGATGCTAGATTAAAATTTTTCCTAGGTATAACTCTAGGCATGATTTTGTTCTTTACTACAATGGGAATTCTTTATGCCCTAATTTTTGTTACACAACCAATCGGAGAGCAGTCAGAAAATGACAAGATGTTCTTCAACGTTTTGGGATCAGTTGCAACATTTATTACAGGAACGCTAGCAGGATTGCTTATTGGAAAGAGTGCATCGTCTGATAGTTCCGCACAGATTTCATTTGATGAGCCAGAAGCACCGACACCAACAGATTCTGAAACAACTCCAGTTGAGCCACAACCATCTGGAAAACCAAATGACGAGATGCCAGATGAGCAGCCAATTGATGAAGATTGGGATAAGGATTAATCATGGCAGAAATGGGAACAGCTGAAAAGCTAATTGAAATTGCAAAAGGTGAATTAGGAACTGTTGAGGGTCCTAAAGACAATGAAACAAAATACGGAAAGTTTACTAAGGCAAATTTCCAGCCTTGGTGCGGATCTTTCGTAATGTGGTGTGCAGATCAAGCTGGGGTTAAAGTTCCAAATACTGTTTACACTCCAAATGGAGCTGCGGCTTTTAAGAAGTCTGGTCGTTGGTATGACGCACAGATTTGTGATCCAGAGCCAGGAGACATTGCATATTTTGATTTCCCAGGAGATGGCGTAGATCGTATCTCACATGTTGGAATTGTAATTAAAGACAATGAAGACGGAACAGTTTGGTGCATTGAAGGCAATACAACTAATGCAAAGGGTGGAAGCCAGAGAAATGGCGGAGAAGTTTGCAAGCAACTTCGTGCATATAAGAAGAATAAAAAGGGAGTTTTAGTTTCAATAGTTGGATTTGGTAGGCCTAAATTTAAAGGAGCATCAAATGCAGCACCACAGGCTCAGGTAGAAAAGAAAACCTGCCCAACCTGCGGCCAAGAAGTAAAATGAATACTTACAAAATTAAATTAGAAGTAGATGCTGAAGTTCAAGCATTTACAGAAGATGATGCAGCAGATTATATAAACGATATTTTCGGCATCGATGATGAAGTAAAGTCTGTAAAAGTCGTAACAATTAAGGAGAAGTGATGGCTAAAGAAGGATACAAGCCGACAGCTGGGATGAAGTCAGCAGCTAAAAGAGCTATTCGTTGGAAAGAACAAGGAAAAGCAACTGGTGCTGGTACAGCAGTAGGCTGGACTCGTGCAGGGCAACTTGCTCGTGGTGAGACATTAAGTTTGTCCACCGTTAAAAGAATGTATTCCTTCTTTTCCAGACATGAAGTAGACAAGAAAGGCAAAGACTTTTATAATACTTCTAATCCCTCTAATGGTCGAATTATGTGGGATGCCTGGGGCGGCGATGCTGGTTTCTCTTGGTCTAGAAAAATTGTTGAGAGAGAGAAAAATATGAAGAAATCCTTAACTCAAGAAGATCTATTTGAAGAAATTAAAGATATTTTAGATGATGTAGTTAATCCAGTAGAAACTGTTATTGAAATTGATGACGATGAAGAAATTAAGAAAGCTCTTCGTCCAGAGATTACAAAAGAACAGCTTGGAATGGTAATTGAGCATTTGATGGAAGCAATTGAGCAAATGATTGAAATGCCAGAAGAAGAGGAAGAAGGCGAAGAAGAGGGCGAAGAAGGCGAAGGAGAGATGGAAGTTGAAGAAGGTTCATCTCAAAATCCTTCTCCAGTTGGAGACCCAGATAAGAATGAAGTAAACTGGCCAGTTGTAAAATCAGAAAAAGAAGAAGATTATGAGTCTGATAATGAAGAAGAAGACAAGTGGGATAATTTAACAAAGGCATGCTGGTCTGGGTACAAGCAAGTTGGAATGAAAGAAAAAAATGGTCGCATGGTTCCAAACTGTGTGCCAGTAGAAAAGATTCAGAAGTCCATATGGGATGGAACTTTTATCAAATAAGGCATTGACATAGCCGTAGCGTTTCCTGTATAATAATACTTGGGATGCTACGGTTTAGTCTTTAAGGAAGCCGTGTTACATTTAAATGAAAAGGGAGTAGACCTCCTAAAGAAAAAGATCAATATAAAAGATCTAGAGTTATTTTGGGACAACTACGATTTAATTTTTTGGCAAAAAAATGTAAATGGTTTTTCAGATAAAAAGGGCATGTTTAGAAAAGGCTCATGGGGCATAGCAACAAGGCTTAAAATGACCAATAACGGCACTTGGATATTAAATAAAAAATATGTCAAATATTTTAAATGATTTAGGTATTGATCAAGACGATCTTGAATGGTTCCAGCTCGGAATATGCAAGGGCATGGATACAAATCTTTTCTATGAAAAGTACGAAGCAGATATAAATATTGCAAAAAATATTGATGAGATGTGTTTATCATGTCCAGTAATTGAAATGTGTTATAAAAATGGAGTTAAACAAAATGAATACGGAGTTTGGGGCGGCATATATTTAAATTCTGGTCAGATAGATAAAACTAGGAATATGCATAAAACACAAGAAGTTTGGAAAAAATTAAGGAAAAAAAATGTCTCTTGAAAACAGTAAACATTTTTACGACAACAGACATTTTAAGCATGGAATAAATTTATGGACTGGAGATCCAAATAAACCAGTTTTTTATACAAAAGAAATGGCATTAAAGATAAGAGATATAAAAAAGCCAGTACACGATTTGCAAATGGATATAGTTGAATATCCAGATTTTTTAGCAATAAGATTATATGAAAATAATTTTTTACAATACGGGGATAATGTAAGAATGAAAATAATTGATTATGTTGAAAAAGTTAAAAGAGTCATAGAGTCCTATGGCGTTAGATGCGAATTGGAAGGTAAACCTGGTGAGAGAATATTACGACGTAGTTAATGTTGTTTATATACATTCTCTTTCAGTTTATGGAACTGTA